CCATGATGCCGGATCGCTCGAACCCGGACTCGAACACCATGCCGGCCTGGCCCGGCGTGGTAGCCATGGAAAGCTGCCGTCCGGCGGCGGCTTCGGTGTTGCGCAGCTCCCAATCGGCGAAGTCCAGTTCCTCCCGGAACAGCGTCTCCTCGGACACGTTGGGATCGAGCATGTCGTGGCCGTGCTGCTGGCGGAACATCGCCTGGCGGTTCTGGTCCCACTGGAACAGGCCGACATGGCCGGATGGATTGCGGATGCGCGGCCGGCCGCCTGATTCCGCCAGCGCGTTGGCGGCGATGCCGTACGCCTGCTGCCGCGACCAGCCTTTCGCCATCATGTAGGTGGCGATCTCGTCGGCGGTGTGCTGACGCCCCGGATCGATCTTCCCGCCGCCCAGCCAGGTGGGCATGTTGCGGTTCCACCACGTGCCGCCCTCCATCTGGGAGGGGTCCTGCATGCCGAGGCGCTGCTGCATCTGGCCGTAGTCCAGCGTCTCGCCCGTGGTCGGATTATAGAAGGTCGGCATCTTGTCGAACGGGTTCCACCAGGAGCCGCCGCGCTGTTGGAACCCCGCCGCCGCGGCGGCCTGCTCAAGCCGCTGCTGGCCCATGGCGTTGCCTGCGGCCACACCCCCCAGCACCGCCGCGCCGCCCACCACGGCGCCGCCGGTGGCGCCCAGCGCGCCGAGCACGGCGGCTGGCAGCCGCACACCGAGACCGGCCAGGACGCGCAGCAGCGAGCCGAGACCGCCGCCCAGGATGGCGCGCAGGAAGGCGCCGCCCGCGAGATAGGCGGCCAGCCCCTCGAACGCCGGGATCAGCGCGTCGCTGACGCCGAGCCGGTCGAACAGCGGCTTGAGAATATCCTCGTTGAAGGTTTTGATCGCGGCGGACGCGGTATCGATTGCCGGCCCCCACTTGGACCAGTCAATCAGGCCCTCGGACCGTCCGGTTTCCTTCCAGCGCTGGTAGCCCGCCACCAGATAGCCGATCGCGGTGGCAACCGCGATGATCTGGCTGGGGATACGCAGCAATGAGAACGACGACAGCCGCGCCAGCACCGCGATGACGCCGATCGTCTCGATGTTGGCCTGCGCGCCCGGGGAGAGCGCATTCCAGAAATCCCGGATGGCGCTGATAAAGCCGTTGATGACCTGTTCGGCGCCGACGATATCGCTCTGGATGCGCGGCAGGTTCGTATCGAACCAGCCGAGCGCGTTCTGCATCGCATCGTTGAACTGCCGCCCCCAGGTCGTGTAGAGCCAGTCATCGAACGCCTGGAAGCGCTCCTGTACCTGCGCCAGCAGCCGGTTGAAGCGCTCGGCCTGTTCGCTGATCTGGCGGTCGTCGATGCCCATGCCGGCGCGCTGCCGGAGCGCCTGCTCGAACGTAGGCCGCATGCGCTGGTCGGCCAGGCGCAGCATTTCCTGGTAAGATAGCCCGGCCGCTGCTGCCTGTTGCGTCGCGACGGCGCGGCCCACGTCGCCTTGCGCCAGTTGACGGCGGAAATAGTCGCCGAGTTGCAGCAGCGCCTGGTCGGGGCGGGTGTTCGGATCGATGCCGAAACGCAGCAGGAAGCCCGGCTGCTGCGCCATGTGCTGCGCCAGCCGCTCCATCATCGACTGCGCCTCGCCCGCCGCACCGCCCACCGAGCGGACGGCGGTGTCCATGGCGCGGAGCGAGCCGATGGAGACGCCGATGCGGTCGGCGGCATACGATGTGCCCGCCATCGCCTGGGATATCTTGCCCATCGCCGCGGCGATGGTGTTCGCCGATCCGGTTGCGGCGGTGGCGAGGTCGGCGAATTTCGCCAGCGAGTCGGTCAGGCCGCGCGAGAATTTGTCGATCAGCGTGTTCGAGGATTTGAGGTTGTCCTCGAACCGGCGATGCTGCGCCAAATCGACAGCGAAGCCGAGGCGGACGAGGAATTCCTCCAGCACCGTTGCCATCGGTTACTCTTTCATCGCCTCGGTGATGCGGAAGGAATTCTCGTCATAGACGTCGAGGTAATCGTTGGCCCATGCCACATCGGCCAGACTGAGCGAGCCGTCGAGCAGTTCGGTCAGCCGCACCATGCCGCGGTGCACCGGGCGGAGCAGGAACTCCTCACCGGTTGCCATTTCGACTAGTTCAACCGGGCGCTTGGTGCGGTAGAACTGGGAGCCGTGCCAGCGTCTACCAGGCCGCTCGTAAAATCCCCCAGGTTCTCCTGCACCACCGCGATCACCAGGTCGATCAACACGGGGGCGCTGATATCGGCGAACTGCGGCTGATCCGCCGCCTGGTTCCACACCGCCGCCCATTGATCGCCGACGCGGCGGTGCACGACCGACATGGTGGTGCGCATGACGTAATCGCAGGCATCGTCCGGCAGCTTGGACACCGCCTCGGCGAGCGCCAGCGGAATGCCTTCGGCGCCGCCGGTGAACGCCGCCACGACGGGGGCGAGCCGGCGCGCGACGTGGAATTGCTGCTTGGCGTTGAGCCGGCCCAGCCGGTAGGTCTGGCCGTCGACGATCTTCTCGCTGGGCATTACACGTACGGCCCGAGGAAGCGATCAATGAAGCCGGCGCTGAAGCCCCACTCCATGATCCCGCCGTCCTTGGCGTAGGTGATGGTGGGCGGGCGACGGAACGCGCACGAGGTAGCGGTGATGACGTCGGCCGAGGTGATGTGGGTGACCACCAGCACGTTCTGGCCCCAGAGCGCCGAGCTGACCTGCTGGAAGTCGAACATCACCTGAAGCAGCGCATTCGAGTTCGAGGTCTTCAGCAGCCGGATCGTGAGATTGCCATGGCGCCCGGCGTGCAGGCTGTGCATCGGCGTGCCATCGGCGCCGATGGTCATGGTTTCCTTGTCCTCGATCGGCTCGATGGTTATACCTTCCTCGGCCGCGCCCGAGCCGGAACCCAGCGAGACGATACCGCCCGGGCCGGATAATGTCGCGAAAACGTCAAGAAACGAGTACGCAATGGACATTGCGCGGTCCTTTTCCAAGATCGTTCAACTGGGGCCGGGCGATCTGCGCGCTTGGACGCCGGCGGAGCGGCTTGCGCTCGCCGTGTTGCTCTTCCACGCCGCCGGACCATGGGATCAGGGCAAGGCCGATGCGTGGTTTGCGCTGACCGGACGAGCTAAATCCGGATGGGGCATTCGATGAGTTCAAGTTCGCGCTTTGCTATCCGGATCGCGACAGTGCCGTAACCTCCTATGAAGCCTCCAAGGAGGAGGGGAAGCGCGTTGGCAAAGTTCGGAGGATGAGCGTGAACGCCCTCAAGCGGTTCATTGAGGACTGGCAGGGCGACAAGGCGAACGGGTCAGCGGATTAACCCGGTCAGGGCTCATAATCAGTCGTCCAGGAGAATGCGCTTAACTGCTCCAGTTTTACAGTAAGACTCGGCGGCTTCCCACGTGGCTTTGATAATTCTGTGAATATCATGGACGTTGACTGTTTCGTTGAGTTCTCCTCCCATAAAGTCGTTACCAGCCTCATAAATTACCTCACGTATTCTTGGGTTCTCGTGGAGGCTTTCGTAGAAAGGTGGAAAGTTAGGACTTGCCGCCAAAAGATACCCTCCTTTGTCATCACTACTGTATTATACGTAATGTGCGAATTGCACACAAATATCTACCGGATTAACCCCGTGAGTGGACTGGAAGGATCGGCGCCCAGCCGGCGAGGCATGCGGCCGGCGAGATAGGCCTGCCGACCGGCCTCGATCGCCAGCTTCATCGCTTTCGCCATGCGAATGGGGTCCTTGGCGTGCGCGATGGCGGAGTTCAGCAACACCGCATCGCACCCCAGTTCCATGGCGATCGACGCATCGGACGCGGTGCCGACACCGGCATCGCCGAGGCGACGCCGCGCGCGCTCTGCGATTTTGCGCGGGATATGCTCTGGAACGAGCGGGCTAGCGATCGACCGAGATAGCGACGTTGGCGAAATGCACGGCCCCGGCCAGTTTCGCCGCAACCTGGATGGTGGGTGCCTTGCGCGCGGCGCGATCGCTCTGCGATTGCGAGGCGATCGGCGGCGCGTACACATAGTAGCCCTTGGTCAGCGCCTGCCCGGTATTCAATGTCCCGAAGGTAAACGACGAATTCCAGACGCCCGGTGCCACCAGTCCGTTGTTGACGGAACGCGCCATGCTGGCCTCGACCGTGGTGGCGATCTGATGCACGCCGGCATCGGTCTGCGGTATCTTGGTCGGGCTGGTGTAAAGCAGGTTGAACGCATCGGTCTGGACCTGATTCTGTAACCAGTCCAAGCCGTACTGTTCGTCGAAGTAGATACCGCTGGCCATCACGGCTTGCTGGATGATCGCCGCGCCGTTCATGTAATCGACGAAGACGTTGCCATTCTTGCCGGCCAGTGCCGCCGCCTGCGTCTCGGTCAGGCTTTCCGCCGTCACCCCTGGCTCGGTCTTGAACTTCAGGGTGAGCATCGTGTTGTTGGCGGCAAAGTCGGTGGTGAACGCGCGGCCGAAAAACGATGCCACCGCATAAGGCGACGATGACGAATACTGATAGTAGGTGCGGTTGTATTTCGCCTGCGCCAGCAGATAGCCGAGGTCGGTGGTACTGCCGGCATTAAGCACGCCCGCCTCTTGCACGGTGATGCCGAACATATGCGACGGCGAGGCGCCCTCGATGTAGGCGGCCACAGCAAGATACTGGCTGTCGGTGATATTGCCGCCGGTGCCAGCGGCGAACATGATGCCGTAGATATCCGAGTTCATCGGCACGATCGCCTGCACCGCCGCAAGCGGGGTCTCGGCGGCGATCCCCGCGGTCGACACGCCGCCGGCCGCTGTGGTCAGTCCCAGATCGGTGGCCAGCGTCGCGCCTGAGCCAGGATCAGTGGCGTCCGTCACGTTCGACGTCGTGCCGCTGGAGAGCGAGGCGACGATGAATTGCCCGGTATTGGCGTTCCAGGTCACCGTCGCATAGGCCGCCATGGCGGTCTGCAACACGGTCGCCGCGCCGTTGAGGTTGCTGATCGAACTGAAGTTGAGGTTGCTCAGCGTGTGCGATGTGCCATCGACCGTGATGGTCATGCCGCCGGTGGTGATGCCCTGCAATGTAGAGAGCAGTGTGGTCTGCTGCGTCGGGCTGATCACGCCGCCGATCAGTTCGCCGTTGGTGCCGGTATAGGCCCAGCGGCCGATATAGAGGATCGAGGGCTGCGGGCTTTGCGAAAAGAACAGGTCGGCCGCGAGATATTCGGGCGCGCTGGTACCGAAGTCAGTGGCAACGCCAGTGAGGCTGGTGTACTGCCGCACCCGCTCGCCGGTGCCGATGACGTTGCTGCTGCCGATGATGCAGAGCGCGCCGAAATTGCGCGTCGGCACCGCCAACGGCTCAAGGCTCACGCTGACATTGACGACGTCGGAGACCGCAAGACCGATCGGCATCAGTGGCTCCTATGCTTTCAAATGGCGTCCCAATGCACGGCGACACCGCCATCGGCGGTGATCGTCCCGGTGCTCTCGGCGATATCGAGGACCGCGTATTGACGGTCGATGGCGATGGCGAAGCGCAATTCGAGGTCGGCGCGATTGATCCATTGCGCATTGAACAGATCGGGCACCGCGGTCACTGTGCCGGCCTCGGTCAGGCTGATGCCGCTGGCGGCCAGCGCTTCGCGGTTCTGCGCGATGTAGAGGCCGTCGCGAAGCTGTTCCGCCAGGCCCGAGGCCCCAGGCCCGTAAACCGAGACCATCGCTGTCGCCTGCGACCAGCGGGTGAGCTGATCGGGGCCGCCGTTGAAGTGCCTGATGTAGGGATAGTCCATCGGGCGCCGTTCGGTGATGCCCATGGCGACCCAGTTCGCCGAAGGCGGCGGCTGCCGCGGCGGCAGCGGTTGCCAGCGCGGCCGGATCAGGCTGTTGCTGATGCCGAGGATGCCGGCGATGACCGCCGTTATCGCGTCATCGATCGCCTGATCGGAGAGGGCAGCGTTGACCTGCGGCAGATAGCCGCCGGTCGCACTGGTATTGCCCGGCATGCTATGAACTGACCGGCAGCATGTCCTTGCGGGTCAGCACCGCGTGGCGGTAACCCTGGCCCCAGTTATCCCAGACGTCGACATGCGTGACGATAAAGGTTGTGCCCTTCCAGACGACCTGGTCGGCCTGTGTCGTCTGGGTCGCCTCCTGAATGCCGAACGTGGTCCAAATCTCCAGCATTTCGCTGGTGCGCACCGCATCGGGTGTCAGTTCCATCGTGCGACCCGAGGCCGCCTGCACGACGCCGGAGAGCGTCATCGTCGTCGCGGCGAGTGAACCGCGGCCATGCTGATCGACGGTCTCCACCGATCGGATCAGCGTGAAAGTGTCCTGGAAGTCGGGATCGGTGACGACGTCGCTGACATCGATCTCCGCCATCAGGTTTCTTCAGTTTCTGCTTGCCGCGCGTGCGGCGTGTGGCGGATGAATTGCGACTGCGGCATGACCCGCCAGTCGGCGGCCGTCACCTCCTCGGGCGACATGTCGACCGCGCGGTCGGCGATGTAGATCGCCTGAAGTGGCACGGCGCCGGGTTCGGCGTGCGCGGTCACCATCGCCAGCACCTCGGCCTCGGCCGCCGCGATGATGCGCAGTGGCAGCGACTCAGCCGGTGGTGCGGCCAGATAGATCATCTCGGTCGATGGATTGGCGGTCTGCCAGTAGACCGTGAACACCATGCGCAGGTGGGTCATCCGTTCCTCCGGCTTCGCACAATGAACGTGACGGCGCGCCGCATCTGGCCGGTATCGATCAGGGGCTTCAGGTTCGCTTGCCCCCAGGCGACCACGTCCTGGCCGGCCCGCCGCATGCGGCGCAGCCTGGTCTGTCCGGCCTTCGTCTTGCGCAGCCGCGCGATGATGGTGCGTTCGGAGAGCGGCGCGAACGGACCGGTGGTGATCTTCTGCTGCGCGCCGGTCGCGCCGGTCTGACCGGCCGCGCGTAACGCATTCAGCATGCCATCGCCATCGCCGCGCAGCGCCAGCGTGCCGGCCTGGCGCAGGTAGCGCTGGATTTGATCCAGTTTGTCCGCCACACCGGGCCGCAGCCACGGCCGCGCCGGTAGGTTGTGCTCGGGCACGCCATGCTCATGCACGTAGCCGAGCAGCGCGTTGGAGGCGGTGCCGGGTTCGGTGCGCGCGCTGGTATCGGCCGGGATGCCGACCAGCACTTCCGCCGCCGCCAATGCGGCGATGCGCCTTTGGATCATGGCGCGGTTATCGACGACGCGCTGGACCTGCTGACGGACGATGGGACGGGTGGCCATGCTAGATCAGCGACTCCCGCACCACGCGCCTAATCTTGTCGCAGACATCGTCGGCCAGTTCCATCCTGACCTCGGCCGGGCATAGCGTGATCTCGTGCGCGGTCAGGAAACTGAACACCTGGATGTACTGCGCCGCCGACATGTCCAACT